GTAGTTGTTGCCAACTTATTTTTAAGCTGCCCGTGAAGTGATATATACTTCTTATTTGTCTCCGATACCGTTGAGTGGTCCTCAATTGAGTTTTGAAGTTGTAATTTAACCTTCTCAAGATCTTGAATTCTACGATCAATTGTTTCAATTTGGAGATTGTTATCGGCTCTCCGTTTATCGTTGGAACTTACTGAACTATCCATTCGACTCTTCATAGAATCTCTATTAATAATATTCAGTCTAATCTGCTCCTTCAGAATATCAATTGAACCGACAAGTTCTCTGTAGTCCTCTGCAACCTGTTTGATATTTTGTTTTACAAGAATGTTCATTGAACTGAATACTTTAATATCAAGTAGACCTTCTACTAAGTCTCGTCTATTAGCAGAATTCAGTTTCATAAACGGAACATAACTAGTAGAACCTAGCACTACAACTTGAGTAAATGTTTGATAATTCATCTTAAGGATATTGTCCTCAAGATATTTCTGATAGTCCCTGACCTTGGCATCCTGATCAACCATCTTGTCGTTAATATAAATCTCAAAGATGTTGGGCTTAACTCCGCGCTTAATTTTATACGACTTATCCCCAACAGAAAAATGAATTGTAACTAAACAATCCTTTCTATTGACAGAGTTAATTAAGTTATCCTTCTTAATGGCTCTAAACGGTTTACCATATAAGGCAAATGCAACTGCATCAATAACAGTTGATTTACCATGGCCATTCTTGCCAATAATCATTGTCTTATTATATTGGTTAAGCAGGACTGATTGGGGTTCATTACCCGTAGACAGTAAATTCTTCCACTCAATTTTCTTAAAAACTATCATAATAATTCAACTGCTTCCGTGTATAATGTATCCATCTTCGTTTGAAGTGTGGGTGTGTCAATAGAAGGAATATTAACTGATTCTACATAATGTGTAATAAGAGACCGTGTGTCATCAATCTCGTCAATATCGTTCTCGTCAATCTCATCAATTGAATGAGTTTCTAATATCTTAATATCTACTGTATCTATAGAGTAAAGCCTAGTAATGAATCGGTCAAATCCATAGAGGTCTGTTTTATTTTGAACTATAACTTTAATTATCTTACCTGCATATTCAGATACATCAAAAGTGGAATAGTCGTTGGTTCTATCATCATAATATATTTTCTCTAGGATTGTATGTGGATTCTCAATAAACTCCATCTCAAGTGTCTCTGTATCAAATACATGGAAACCCTTTGTTTCCCCATAATCGGACCAGTTAATCTGATATGCCGTTCCTAGATAATATATAGTTCCGTTATCAGACTTCTTGTGAAAGTGTCCTGTATATACAGAATCAAACTTATTAAATATATTAGCTTCAAGTCCGTGACGAGCAACAACTGCAGAGTTTAAATAGAAACCGTTAATCTCAAGGTGCCCAAATGCAACCTTAGCTTTAGTATCTTTAATCATCTTTAAAGCGGACTCAGAGTTTTCGGAGTTAATCCACGGGATAAAGTGTATATCAAGACCGCCAATATTAACATCGGTAGATTCAGAATATGCTGTTACATTAGAATAACCTTGAGTCAGTAAGTCAATTGAATTGATAGAATTAGTATTCTTAAAATATGTAGAGTGATTACCTACAATACAATGAAGTTGAATATTCTTCTCAGCCAACTTATCAAACCATGTAGCTTTAGTTCTAGCCAAGATATCATAGTTAATATATTTACGATGGTCAAATGTATCACCGAGGTCAATAACTGTATCAATATTATTCTTCTCTAAATATGGAAAGAATACCGAAGAGTAGAACTTATCAAAATATTCAGAGAATGTTATTGAATCACTTCTTGCTCCAAAATGCTGGTCCGTTACACAAGCTATCTTCATTTAAAATAATCCTTAAGAATATCCTCATAATATCGTTGAAGATCCACATTACCCTCAGAAATGTCAATAGAAAACAATTGAGATAAATCAATATTACGAATCAACCCACGTTTAGCGGTAGTTTGTTTAGCTTCTTTTTGAATACGTCTAATAAATGCATAATAGATTATTTGTGTAAAATAACTAAATGGATTTTTAGACTTCTCTGGATTAAAGTTGTGAGCATATGCAATACAGTTTTCAATACCATCAAGAACCATTTCTTCAACAAATGTATAACCTCTAAAGTTAGGTTTTGTTGCTAAATTCTTAGATATCTTCATAAAGGCTACAGCAGAAGTATTAGATAAAACTGGTCTTTCTACATTATCTGGGTCTTCTTTGTACTTAAGATAGTCAGCCCGATAAATTGACATGTCTGCAAGAAATTCTTCATTGTTAACATAATGAGAAGGTTTGACTTTAGGTTTAGGTTTAAGTTGTTGAACAGGTTCTTTATTACTCATATAATTTCCTATTTTATTAATATTAAATATAATACTATTATAACATATATTACTAGTATTGTAAATAGGATTTAACGATTATACCATATCTTTCCCGAATTGTTAAAAACTACTATCATTGAATCATGCATACCAGCTTTTGTAGATACCTTTTCACCAAATGTATTAATACCTATAAATTTAACTCGACCTCTAAGGAATCTAATATCTGATGCATTTGGAAGTATTTGTTCATGAAATAGAATAGTAGAAGTTGAGACAGGTAATAACATTACACAGGTTCTACCTTTTTTTGAATATTCAATTGCTCTTTTAACAAATGCTTCTTTTAATTGTCTAGAATAAGGTGGATTAATAAAATTAGAATTACCCCATTCAATTAATAATCCATCTTTATCTTCTGTTATATCGATATGTGATATTGGACAAGGATCAAAGTCAAAGTTAAATTCATCATTTAAAGCATCATAAAGTTCTTTTGGTGTTTCCCAATTATCTGAATGATTTAAGCTTCTATTTTTCATATTATATATTCCTTATTAAATATCTTTATGTATAATATCTATTATAACATATATTACTAGTATTGTAAATAGAATTATTATTATTATTATTTACATATATGACATTTTAAGTATTAATTATTATTTAAGTATTAATTTTGGTTACAGTTATATTAAGGTAGATTACGGATTCTACTAGCCTAGTTCCTGTTAATTCAGGAATCTTAAATGGGCTCAACCGTATATTCATATCATACGGAATTGTTATTGCCCCGACTCGATTTCTTTTCCATATCTTGATTGTGCAGACTCAATGGACGGTTGCAATTTCACATAGGTGGAATTGGTAGCCTTAACTAACCCGATAGCTTGCGACTCAGACGGTTATATTTGTTACATAAAGCACTTTAACTTATAATACTATTATATACTAGTTTAGCTTAGTTGTAAACCCCTCTAGTACAACAAATGCTATAGCGGCTAAATTCTTCTCATCTGAAATGGTAAGGTGCATTGAAGTAATACGTCTTTTCCTTATCAAATCTTCAAGATTTTCTGCCAGATGGATAATGGGTTTACCTAGGTTATCATGAAGAATAGTAATGTTTTGAAATGATAGAGGGTTTCTGATACCCGTACCTACTGCCTTTGAAAATGCTTCTTTTGCAGCAAACCTTTTTCCAATATAGTTGGCCCTCTCTGACATACATGAGGAATACCCTTCTAACTCTCTTTCCGATAAAATCTTTCGAGCGAAGGAGTCCCCAAACTTTATAATACTCGATTCGATCCGAGCGAGGTCAACAATATCTGTACCTATACCGTAAATCATTATAAATCAATAATATTCATTGATATATCAAACTCGGAATCCCTATAAATTCCAACTCTCGAGTTAAAATGGTTCATAGTATAATTCTTCCTTTTACCAGCCCTTATATCATCTGCAATATCATATACATTACAAATATCTTTAGACTTATGTGTACGAAGACCACGACCTATTGACTGAAGAACTCTAACCTGTGACTTAGTTGGAAAGGCAAAAACAATATTGTGTAGGTTTTTAATGTTAATACCAGTAGAGAATGTTGCATATGAAGCTACAATAATAACATCATCATTCTTCTCTGCAATAGCTCTAGTTTCTTCTCTATCGACAGCTTTAACTATGCCAGATACATAGCGAACTTCTTTATCTGTCATCGCTGCAATTTGGTCTTTCAATGGCATACCGTGCTTCTCTACGTAACTAAACAGAACAAGTGTATTACCCTTTAATGAAGTAGCCAACCTAGAGATAAATTGGTTCCTTGATTTATTTAAAACTAAGTAATCACATTCTTCTTGATAAGACTTTGCCGCTACGGCAATCTTTTTATCTTCTTTCGAATGATTTAATATTAAACAGTTCACCTTTAGATTTGATATTGCTCCATCATCTATTAGCTTCTTTGTTGTTGTTACTATCTTAGGGACATCAAACAAACCAGAGAGCGTTAGTTTATTAGTTTCTGTTCCGTCAAGTGTTCCTGTCAACCCGTATTTAAAGTCGCAGTGAGTCATCTTCTCAAGTATAGTAGATAAAGACTTCGCCTTAGCAAGGTGACATTCATCTACAAAGATAGCATCAAACTTTGCAAAGTATTCTTTACCCATCTTATATACAGACTGCCATGTAGATATGATAACAGGTTTGTCTGAAATTTTATCTACACCAGCCGTAACTTGGTGACAAAAAGTATCAGAATCAAATCCGTAGTCTTTAAAGTCTTTGTGAAGTTGGGACACTAAAGAGGTTGTTGGAACTAAAATTAATACTTTGTTTTGCTTCGCGAGGTGATACCTAGCTAGGCAGTATATAATTAAAGATTTACCAGAGGCTGTTGGACTAACCAGAAGAGCTCTGTTGTGTTTTATTGCGTGGTGAATAGCGTCAACTTGATAGTCATACGGTTTCATTGGTAGGTTGAGCGCTTCAATGATATCTTCAACTTGGTTTAACTCAACAGAAACAGATTCGTCGAATAGAGAGAATGTATATCCTCGAGTCTCCGCGAACCTTGCCACTTCAAACTTTAAACCGTAATAAATCTTTCCAGAATTAAGGTTAAACATTCGAACCTTGCCGTCCCAAAAACCAGACTTATAGGTTGGCATAAACTTAGCACCTGGAACCATGAATGTAAAGTGTTCGTAAAGCTCCATTGCAATGTCTCTAGAACATTCAACATGCACATGAACAGAGTTTATTTTCTTGATAATTATATCAGATTTATTATTTGTTATCATACACCGTCTTGGAATTTAGTCCATTCAATAATATTTCGTATGTGGAAACTTCTAGTAGATAGTTCTTTAAGCTCAAGTGTCAAGGTCTTCTCTTGTATTTCAAGACCAATTAATTTCTTTTTAATTTCAATAATATCTGTATCTGCGTTAATGTATATAGAAACATCAACTTTAAGAACTTTTTCTGGGAGGGGGTTATCTAAATAAACTGAAGGCTCAGCCTTACCTAGATAATATCGGAATTTGTTTTTGTATTCAGAATCATACTCCATTTGAACCCATTTAAGTTTAGCCAATACTTCATTGTACTGGTTTAACTTGGCGGAGTATATAAAGGGAGTCTCTGCGGATTCAGTGGCTAATTTTGTAACATCAATTTTATTCATAATATAATTATAACACAAATTGTGCTAATTGTAAACCGCTTAAGCTCTTTCGAAAGAAAAACTCGTATATGCGAAGTCTACAGTAATTTTTGGATATGTAATAGAAGTAGCGTCAGTTTGTAAATCTAATTCACTTAAACTTATGGGGAATGAATCAGTAAACGTATATGTTCCAACAAGTTTATGACTTGAGTTGTGAACTAATATTTTAGAGTCAGATATTTTATCCTTTATATTTTTATATTCCGTGTTCTGTATAGACATTAACCAGTCGGATATTTCATTATAGTTTTTAAGGTCTTCGTCGACTAAGAATGTAATAGACATGTCAGAAAATTCTAACTTATCACCAGGATGTTTAGCTGAAGCAAACCTAGAACTTTGTGCAACAGAGGCAAGTGATATTGCAGGAATAGACACAGCTGTGCAAGCGTTTTCTACTAATTTAAAGTGTTTGTTAACAAATTGAAAGTGACTTGTATTATATGGGTTCATACACCTGATCCTATTTTATATACACTTATTTATAACAAACCAATTAACTACAAATTCAAGGCATAAAAAAAGGACCCCGAAGGATCCTTTTCCACTACATTCAGTTAATAATGAAAAATCTATTAACTTATTTAGTTAAGTCATTTATTTCATTGACTTAGATAGCAGTTACTTTAGTACGTCTGTAATAAACGTTGTTGTTTGCACCAGCAGTAACGAATGGATTATCAACCATACCGTAACGTGTTTTAAATGCAATTTTTGGTTGGAAACTATTTTCGCCAACAGCTTTAACCATTTGTAAAGGTACATATGGGCAGTAGAACATACCAGCGTCATATTGTGAACTACCTTTGTAACCAACTACGAAGTAGTCAGTACCTGTTGAGTAAGGATCAACATACACTTTGATAGAACCGTTTAGAGTACCTACGAATGTATTACCTGCAGCATCAACACCACCGTCTAAACCACCAGCAACACCACCAAAGTCTAAGTTACCGACCATAGCAAGAGCAGATGCAACGTTTGATGAACAGATTAAGATGTTACCTTTACCACGGCGAGTAGCGATTGCAATTGCATTAGCTTCTTTCTCGATAGCAAACATAAGACCTTTATACTTCTCAACAGACCAGCGACCGTCTAAGTCAGCAGCAGCAAGAGTACCAGCAGTACCAGCGTCTTGTGAACCTTCAACAGCGTTGATGTAGATAGTACGTACCATTTCACGGTTGATTTCACCTAAGATCTCAGTAGATAAGATGTTAGCTAATTCAGCTTCAGCGTCTAAACCATGTACAGCTTTAAGGTCTTGAGCTAATTCTGTTGTGTACTCAGCTTTTAATGCACGAGTTTTAGCAGTAACTGAAGTAGACTCAATTGAGAAAGCCATTTCAGGGAATGCAGTAGTACCGTCACCCATTGCTTCACCAGTAGCAGTTGTTTCACCAGCACCAGTTGTGTAAGTACCAGGCACAGCATCATTCAATACTGAAGGATCAGTACCAGCTTGTGTACCTGAACCAGCAAAGTCTGTATCCGCTTCTGCGAAACCAGCTTCTGTACCAGATTGTGATGAATATTTTGCTTTCATAGCAAAGATAAGACCAGTAGGACCAGTCATTGGTTGAACACCAGCGATATCATAAGCGATAAGGTTAGGCATTGCACGTCGAACTAAACTAATTAGGACAGGATCCCAGTTAGCAACAGAAGAGCCAGTAGCGTTAGCAGGAGCAGCCTCGTTTAATTGTTCTTTAAATGCTTTTTCTTGATTTTCTAAAATTACAGTAGTAACAGACTTCTTGTATGCATCTTTGATCTCAGGAAGATCTGCATGCTCAAGAACTGGCTGCCATTTTTCGTTTAATTGTTCTGTTTGGAACATTTGTCGTTCTCCTAATTGGAATTATTGTTGGTTTGAAATAGCAGCCATATAAGCTGACATATTATCACTCACTTCTGGAGTAATGTTTGAAGAAGTAGTCTCTTCAATATTACTTACCTTTTCATCAGAAGGGAAGTATTTACCCTTAATGATTTCGAGCTTGGTTTCATATAGTTCACTTGATTCAAAATCTACATTTTCAGCAAGTTCTTTAAATTTCTCTGTTTCCGTTACTGCTAAGTCTTCAGATAATTTTAAAAGAATTCTTTCTTTAACAGCTTCGTTAAGCTCTGCAGTCATTGCAACTTTAGCAACTTCTGATTCGTTTAATTTAGCAGTTAATTCTTCAATTTCGTCGTATTGTGACTCAACGATTGAAAGTTTTTCTTCTGGGATGTCGATAAAGTTTTCTACGAACACTTCACGCATAGAGCCCAAGAAACCTTCTGCGATTTCTGAACGAATGCCGTGCTCAAGAGCAACTTCATTGTTTTTTGCCCATTCTTCAACTACATAAGAAAGATAAGAATCAACTTTTTCAGATAAAGCTTCTTCAATTTCTTGAGTAGCCTCTTCTAATTTAGTTGCATAACCTTCTTCAAGTTGTGTTTTTTCTGATGCTAGTTTAGCACCAATTGCAGCTTCAAAGATTGTAGTAGCTTTAAGTTTAAAGTCTTCAGAAAAGTCTTCACCTTCAAGAAGCGCATCAACGTCCGCAGACATATCAACTTTATCTTCTTTTACAGCTTTCTTCTTCTCTTCAACTTCACCGTCGTCTTCGTCTTCGTCTTCCACTTCTTCTTCTTCTTCAGAATCGTCAGCTTTAACTTCAACTTCGTCTTCGTCCTCAACAACTTTTTTCTTTTCCGACAATTGCTCGTCTTCAGAAACAAGTTCTTCTACAATTTCATCGGCAGCCGTAATGACTTCTTCTTCAGTTACCTGAAGATCATCAGCGTTAGCTTGATCCATTGTTTTCTCCTAGTAAATATTTCATTGCATATAACTTAGTTATATTATAGTTTATTTATAAAATTCTGAAACACCATCAATTTTGCTTCTTCGAGCTCTTTTGATGGTGTTTTAGAAATGATGTCACGAACAGTTTGATACCCGAGAACATCATCGTATACCCAATCCGCATTTTCCATTATTCCTTCAACAAACGCAGAAGGGGCAGATGGATCTGCCACAATATCAATTGTACTTAATTTAAAGTCAGGACCAACAATAGAAGTTGTGCCTTTCTTTGTGATCGAACCAAGACCTCTTGATGAAACACCCAGTTTAACTCCACCTTCAAGTAAACCTCTAACGATATTTCCCATAGGAGTATCTAAGATTTTAGCTTTACCGATATAATCGTTACCGTTCTCTACTAAACTTGTAATTAGATGAGAAGCTCGTTCAGGATTAATAGCAGGATTAGCTGGATGGTTTAATTCACCGATAGATCTTTTTTGTGCAACTTCTTCGGAAACATAACGAGAGATTTCCTTTTGCATAACCTCTTTAGGATAAACTCGACCATTTCTATTCTTAATAGTAGATTGCATAAAGATGCCTTCAATGAATAAGTCTTTATTCTTACCCTCTGTTATAATTTCTAACTCATGATCTAAAAGTTCTGTTATAAGTTTCATGCTAAGATTCCTCTTTTTTGTCCTTGTATAAGTTAGAGGCAACTGTCTTTTTTAGTTGATCTAACTTGTCAATAACCTTTGAAGTCATTACATCAGAAAATGATGCTTTTGCTTTGACTAGGTTATCGGCTATAATGTTTTTAATTAGTTCCATTTTAAAAATCCTCTTCATCGTCATCTTTGTATAAAGGGTTATTTTCTTCGTCCTTTATTTGTTTAGTTATATTTATAATATCTTGATCTGATTGTTTAAGAATAACACGTCGAACGTAATCATTAGAGAAGTATTTGCCTACATACGGCTCAAGTGACTCTAGTGTCATAATTCGTTCCTTCAGAACCTCTGCCTCTTTAAGTTCTGCGTAGTAGTTATCTTCAACAAATTTGTATGTAATAACCTCTTTAAGTTTATCCCACTCTTTTAAAGAGATAACAGATTTGAGTAGTAATTGAGTCTTAAGGAGGTCATCAAATAACCCTGAGAATTTTCTCCGAAGTTTTGAAATATGTTTAGAGAATCTTACTTCGTCTCTAGTTATTTCAGAACCAGAACCAAATGAGTATGAAGACTCTGGGTCTAATCTACTGATTGGCACGTTAAGTGATTTGTATAGTTTCTTTTGGAAGTAGATAATGTCATCAATATCCGCAAGGTTTGATCCTGCAGGGAGAGTAGTAATTTCTGTTCCTTTAGAACCTTCTCTCCTCGGTAACCAAAAGTCTTCCATCATACTCATTTGGTCTGATGAATTTGTTAGGTTGCCCGAGGTTGCATCGTATACCATTTTATTACGGTATCTATCCATGATGTCTTTAAGATGTTGCTCAGCTTTCGCTTTAGGCATATTACCAACATCAATATAAAAGATTCTACGTTCTGGTGCTCGAGCTAATCTGTAAATAACCTGTGCGTTCTCGGTCATTCTCAGTTGGTTGGCGGCCCTAACAGCTTTATGAAGTGGTGATAATACCATTCCAGAAGTTCTGTCTGTAATACCAGATGAAACGTATGCTATTGAATCTGGAGCAACTTTAAGTTCGGTGGAAGACATACCAGATTCTGTTGAGTATACAAAATATTCTTCAATATTTGTAATAACATCAATACCAGATGCAGTATCTCTTTCCTTCGATATTTCCCTAACCTTTTTAATTTCAGTTGGGTTAATAGATCTTAGACCAATTAGTCCTTTTTTAGGGGCAGATGGGTCAATAAGTTTATGATAGTATGTACGACCATCAACATACCAATTTCTGAATATATCGTGACCTTGTGAATTAAAGTTTAGAAGCCTTAGTATATTATCAAATTCTTTTGATATGAGTTCTTTAACTTCGTCTGAATAATCTTCACTGACAATTGAAACTGATACCGCTTGGCCAGTCATGTTATCTGCAATGATGGCCTCATTAACAATATCCTCAACTGCATGGTCAACTTCTGGAATCTGTGAAACAGATCTATATTGTTCAATCAACCCATTTTCAGTGGTTGCATTTTCTGGTTTGGTGTTTACACCAGCACCAAAGAATCCTGAAGCCTCAACATCTTGAGTACCGTCATCGGTTACTGGTGCAATAAATTCTAATGCTTTTGTTTGAGGTTTCTCTTTCCTTTTAAAAGAGAAGCCGAATATACTATTATCTTTTGCCATATGTATTATTTATAATAAATTAATTTAGTGCCAGTAGTCGCCGTTTTCGTAAAACCCGTTTGAGTCTTCATCCATTTCTGATGAAAGGAATGGTGTCAACATATCGTCTACCGCATCTATCTTATCTTTATATAATCCTTTTATTTGTGTGTCGCCTATTACGTCAAAATTTTCAGTGGTTGTACACCAAGCTAACATTACCAAAGTCATTACTATATCATCAGTTTTACCTCGTTCAGCTTGGTATGAATTACCAACAGAAACAAAGTTCGCTAATTCTACTATAGTATTTATATCACGAATAATAAGTTTATTTGACTCTATTAAATCTTTAAGTGTTTGGCAACCAATTCTCTTAGTCAGCTTAGTTGTTCTAACACCAAGTGCGTATTTTTCTGTACCAGTTCTTTCGTTAATAATGTTTTCATACTCGTATTCATAGTTTAGATCACCAACTACCGCAGACCCTACATCGTTAGATTCTACTAATATGTATGCCTCGTTATATTGAATGCCTAGATTATTAACAATCTTAGCGTATACCACAGGGGCTGTGTTATTTGACCTAAACATTCCAACCTGTTCTATTGGATACTTTGTTACATCAAACACAGACGCAACTGAGTAATCTAACCCTTTACCGTGCGAAGTATCTACTGTTATTATATATTTATGCTCAGGAATTGGTAGGACAAAATAAGACACCCCATGTGCAATTTTTATAGGTTCTTCTGTAACTACCTCTCTAAGTGCAGATGATGATATTAGTGTATTCGTAGAACCGAGTGCTTCATTCTCGTGCTCCTGTAGGAAGTCTTCAAGCGAAGTATTGGCTATCGTTTGTCGTTTCCATTCCTCATCCCTTCCCGGAACATCTGACCATTTAACCTCAAATGGCACAAACTCGTTCTCACCCCGTTCCGCTTTAACTCGAATTGAATTAAAGTGGTTTAGTTTATTAACAGTTGATACCAATATAACCTTAGTATCCTTACCAGAAGCAATTGTTGGATAAGTTGATGTGTAGAATTCATTCCAGCCCTGAACAAAAGCTGCCTCATCCACAATAAGACATGACACAGATTGACCACGAATGGAACTAGAACTAGTAGCCCGAGCCATAATACGGCATCCATTCTCAAATTCAACAGTCCGTTTATTCCATTCGGTTACGTTAGGCTTTAGCCAGTTTGGAATTAATTCGAACGCCAACTGGATTCTGCTCAATATTTCCTGTGAAGTATCACCTTTGTTTGCTAGAATGGCAACAGTCTTATCTTTATTGAATAGAATATAATGGAGAACAAATACAGTAGTTGTAGTTGTTTTACCAGACTGTCTGGATTGTGTGACTATATTGAATCTCTCTTTGCCGAACTGTTTAAGTAAAGCTTTCTGATAGTCATATAATGGTATTTTTATTTTACCTTTATCTACATGCACAATAGTAAAGTAATTCTCTGCGAAATACTCTATATCGTCTGCACACTTCTTTAACTCAATAATTTGCTCTTCTGTATAATTATGTACAGAGCGTTTTCTAGTTAGAAGTGGATTATTTAGATAAGCGTCACTCATTTTTTGTTAATTATATCCAATAACTCTGTAGATGATCCAACAAAAAGGTTATTAGTTACAGAATCTGGACCTTCATCTTTACCTTCCAATTTCTGTTGCTTCTCGTGGAGTATAGCTAACTTATCTGCAGTATCCCCAATTGTTTTTATTAGAGTTGCTAGAACCTCATAGGTTCGAGGATGCTCAGATTGTTTAGCCAACTCAACCAAATCTTCAAGTGCGGCATTACCATTCTCAACTAGATTATATAGGTTTTCCCTAGTATATTCATAATTTTACATATGGAGTAAGCACTTCAGATTCTGTGCCGAATGTGTCGTTTAATTTAGTCATCTTGGCTCGTATATGTTAATTTTTCCATAAGGTCAATGACAGATTGTACATCTGATATATCTCCAAAATGTTGATCCGGGATGGTCATTTCAAGTTGTTCTTCAAGCATCAATATCACCTCAACTGTGTCGAGAGAGTCTGCTTTCAGATCTTCAATTAACCGCGATTCACTCTTAACTTTATCTATATCGATACTCAATCGTTTAGATATTACATTCTTAACTTGTTCTTCAATATTCATTATTTACTTATCTCCACGGAGCTGGGTTCTTGTTTTTTTGGTTTACCTATTATCTGACAAATCTTACCACATAAATCAAATTCATATTTAGTTACTGCCATATCTGATAACCAAGGACAAGCATGATGATTATTATGATACCCATCACCCATTGTATATATTTGCCAAAATAACGAGTTATATGCCAAATCTTTAGAATTATAATTCCTATATCCGAATATAGAGGTACTTGGAGAGTGACTGAGTGTAGTAACCCACCCTGAAGTACCAATTACATAACATATCGGAATACAATAGAAATATAATACATATAAAGGGTTTACTAATGCCAATGCAACTATGTAGGAGATGACTATATGAAAATGATACTTATGGAAGAATAGAAAGTCTTTATCTCTAATAAGGTCGAGTACCATTATATTCGTGTTGTTTGCCTCTAAGTTTTCAAAGTGATAAAAGAAACACTTTACCTTGTGCCAAACAGACCCTGCAGGATTAGTAGGATCTTTCTTTTCGTCAACATACTTATGGTGATACCTATGTGTAATAGTCCAAGCAATCACAGAGCCGTGTGTAATTATAGTTCCAATGAACAATAAAAATAACTTAATAAATCTATTCCTCGGTTCAACAGATTTATGTGCTGCATATCTATGATGGCATATACCAAGACCAAATCCAGAATATAACCATCCTGTTAATATCGAGAAGAGGAATAAGGTAGAATCAAAGAAGAATGCAAATACTGATAGTAGTCCTACCCAACTAAAAGCTTGGAATAGTTTTGTTAATTGGTAGTGTGTCATTCGTGACCACCATTCTCAAGATTAAACTTAACTACCCTTAGCTCTTCAACCAGAGCAAATCCTGTACGAGGTTCATCAAAAGGTTTTGGAGGAATATCATTAGGAATACCAATCAATTTAATTATTGGTGCCGTAAGATCAAACTCACCTTTGCAAAGAGCTGTATTCCAAAGCCAAGGATTAGAGTGGTGAGTATTGTGATAACCTTCACCCGCAAGAATAATTCCCCACATATGACTATTATATGTGTAGTCTCTCGAGTTATAAGTTCTAAATGATTTATAACCGAGTTGTGGTATATGTGCTATAACTGTTGCCCAAGAAATACCAAATAATAGGTAGAGTACGGGAATAGCATAGAAGTACCCAATGTAGATTGGGTTAAGGATACCAAGGAATATGATATAAGACAATACAATCTTATAGTAATGTTTGTGGAAGAAAACGTGGTCTTTATCTCGAAGAAGATCTGCGACAATTGCAGGGCTTATATCCCATGTTGGGAAGTAGTAGAACCACATTTTAAATTTATGGAACGGAGAACCAAAAGGTCTGTGTGGATCAGTTTTTAAATCTGAATGTTCGTGGTGTTCTCTGTGACCCGCTGCCCAACATATAGTTGAACCGAGTGATCCAATTGTACCAAACCATAGGATGATCCACTTAATTAACTTATTCTTAGGAACAAATGACCGGTGTGATGATAGTTTATGTAGGCAAATTGAACCAGCTATACCAAATGTAATCCACCCAAGTGCAAGTGCAACTAAGAATAATGTCAAGTCAAAGGCAAATACAACTGTGCAGATTGACACAATATACACAAATGCTTGAAGTATTTTTACTTTTGCGTTGTTTGATAATGTAAAATTCATAGTAATCTTATAGTATAGTTAATTATGACTTATTATATTTATACAATATAATCTACCTTAGATTTAATATAATCCACATATCTTCTAATTTTTTCTTTAACATTTCGGTCTTCCGGTCTAAATAGACAACATATCTCAGATTTAAAAAATGTTTGAATAAACTCTTCAGCTTTATCGATATCATTAATCCAAAATATATGATTATTTAAACCTTTGTATGAAGAGGGAACGTGGGTGTTATCCTCAGCAATCGAGTGTAGTTCTTTTCTATTAAACGCGGAATATACCACAGACTCTGAAGTGAATGTTGTGTGTATAGTCTGAGCTTTATTAAATAGTTCGTATAACCCATACTCTGGACCGAATACCCTATTACCAAAAATATCTTTAATTAGTTCAATATCTTCATCTAATGTAACTGGATGAAGTTTAGCATATGCCCCATCGTGCGCTAGATCGAGTAATTTATTACGATCCACAAGCTGCTTAAGTATATTAGATCCGGGTAGAATAACAAGGTCTTTAATATCAGGAATTTTTTTATGGCTTATGGACTTATACTTGTCTGAGGGATTGTTGAAGTAATTTGTATAATTATTTGCATTACCTACAGAAGTTAAACTATCAACAGCAGAATCATTTATATCCTCGAGAATATCCCAAGGTGGTAAATCCAAGTCTTCTGAAACTTTGTCCTCTTCACTTATATTCGTTATGGCATCAATCATATAAGATGCCCAAGCATAATCTGATTGTGGTGTAATAAAAATAGAACCAGCAAAGAATGAATAACTTAATGATTTGAAATTAAGTGCTTCTGCCGCCATAGTATCATGAGATAATTCTATATCAAATTTTTCACACTCCTCAATTAAAAAGGCTTCAAGTTCTTGTATATCAGATATATCATTTACTTTAATATCAAGGCGTTCAAAATGTTCGTCAAGCTTTACAGACATTGGCTCACCAGTTGAAACTAATAACAAAGAGTCGTTATATACTTTAACTTTTTGATCGTAAACATTAACCGTAAGTTTAAAGTCTGTAGGTTTGTTGGAAAAGTGTTCCCACCTAAAAGAGACTCCGTGTTTTTTCTCAAGGTCTTTTATAAACCGATTAGTTACTTTCTCTTTATGTTTATGTATAACATGTATAATCGCTTTAGAATTTGTCATATTTTCTTTTTGAATTTATAACATCTAAAAATGTTATAAAGTTTTTCCTAGGTTCATTCATAAATTGTGACCCTGTATGTTTAGCTGAATGCCATATATCACCGCGAAATACTACTAACCTGTTAAATTTTGATTCAACATAGTCCGCTTCTTCCCAATATTTATCATAATCTTCAAGATAATAATTTGTACCGTCTTCACTTAACTTATGAAATGCATAGAAGTCGTTCATTGCTCTATGCTCATTGAAGGTTAAGTTGTTTATATTGGCAACATTGTTAAACTTAGATGTGTGGAATGATGTACCAGACGCACCATCTTCATCCTTATTCATATATATTACCGAAGTCATAACCTCCCCACCATCTTGATGTGGGCGTGGTCCGCCTTTATTTTCTTTAAGATTTTTAAATATATTAGAGATCAGACTATATGATTCCATATATTTAACATCAACTTTATAGAAGTGTTTTATCATAGACTTTAAAACTGCATGGGTATTGTCTATTTCCATTGGCCATGTACCTTTAACAGGATCAAAGTAAGCAAGCCCCATTATATGTCTACAATCATAGTAGTCAATAAAGTTGCGTGTGTTAGCACCAGCCTTCCATATTGGAGCAGGTGTTGTGTCTATGAAATTAAGTATTCTTTCTGGATTAGCGAAAAAATTATCAACTATTAACACATCAGCCCCGTCAACTTGTTTAACAGAAACCTTTAAGTCTTTAGATACCTCTAACATTCCGCGAGTATCAACAAACATATTATTCATACTCATTTAGCTTCAATTTGAATATTAAATCCAACAGATATTCTATCTTCATCTACGGCAGATGGTGTTACTTCATGGAAAACATATGCAGGGAACATAACCACATCTCCAACCTTTGGTGGAAGTTTAATAGCTTGTTCGAATTGTGTAGGACCGTTTTTATGAAAAGTTGTAATTGGTATACAGGATGTCTGTTGTACCATTGGGGACAATACATATAGAGGTGAAGAATCTTCTCAGCGAACGGTGTCTGTTCGTGGATGTGGTTGGAGTGATAACCACCTTTACTTATGACATTAGCGAATAATGATACAATAGAAAACTTATTTTTATCAAAATCAAAATCCATAGACTTAAAATATTCATGAACTTGTTCTGTTATAATTTCTCTAAGATATTCACATTCTTTGTCAACAAGTAGTTTATTTTGTTTTTTTGAGTGATATGTTGTATATAGACCAGATCGATTATGTTGCAATCTGTCGTGACTAGAATTTTCAGTATCCTTATCCTTCAGAAAGAGGACATATTCTGATAGGTATTTGAAGTATCTGTGATATTTTTCATCGACGGAATTAATCCATATTGGTACGGAGAATCTATTATTTAACATGTTATACACAATCACCTTCGCATTTAAAATTATAATATTTCATATTGTTCGTACACTTCGCGGCCAGAGTAAATCTGTGTGGTTGTCCTGCAAGCATATCTATAGAAGGGGCTCGTGATGCGTGGTTTAATATGCACTCATGAATCACTAGTCTTCCAGGTTTTGGTAATACAGAAAATGCAACTTCTCCAGAATCTGTATAATAAACTGTTTCACCACCCCAGTTTCTATCCCATGTAGTATTTATATAGAGTATAAAAGTTAAATCTAAAACATCCTTACAAAACCCATCCCTATGTTCGTATGGAGTATCTCCTGGATTAGTACAGTTCACAGAAACATCATATGGTTTAAGCTGAAGATTAAACCTACCGAACGTTTTTAAAGCTGCATCTTTAAATTTAGAGAATGTTGTGGAACCTTGAAATTCGAGGTTATCTCTTCCAGAAATAAATTTTACTTTATCCGTATTGTTTGTAGCCCATTCGGCGTTGAGTGTATATGTCGACTTCATTGCACTATCAAATAAAGCTGAGACTTCATCTTCATTGAATAGTCCATCTATAATATATACTGCCCGCTCTGACCCTAATGTATTAAGGGTTTTCTTTTGTATATTCAATTCCATCTTTTAATCCTCTAGTGAACCCAGTAACTCCATGAGTAGTTTCAATTTGTTCTGATCTTGTTGGGTAGTCCCATAAATTTGACACCATTACAATTCTTTCGTCTTCAAGTTTTTGAAGTTTATTTAGAAAAACTCCATGAAGATATCTAGCATCAAAAAATACAACTCTTCCTGTCTTTGGTGTTATTGATTGGTCAAAATCTGGGAAGTATGTTTTGTGAGAGTTTTCTTCTACCTTGAGGAATAGTACAGCAGCACATGCTGGAAATCTGAATAAGTCTTTTGAGAACTCAAGGTATTCGTCACAATCATAGTGCATGAAATGATACATACCCTTTGCAGATCCTTTCAGTTTCCCTTTATTAATCCAAGAGTCTATATGATGAATACCTTCATATCCATTTTTTAATAAAATATTCTTACCATAATCCCAAACTTGTTCCGTGACACATTGCAATGCGTCATGAATACCTAAACCAGAGGAATCTTTTGATTTTGAAGTGTGTACAATTTTTTTGTATTTTGAGGGTGTTACGGAATTGTTACGGATGTTGAATGTGGCTGAGTATTCGCCATGAATCTTATGGTATTCATTCCTTAGGGCTTCAAGGGCATCTGGACATATTAAGTCGTCGACTATAATAATAGAGTGTGGGTGTGTGTTTAAGTCGAAAGCTTGATGCTCATCGGGGAGTATACGAGAATTCTTGGTTGAGAACTCTATAAGGTTATTTACTTTCTTCCAATTAAGGTCTACCTTATTAATATCCCAGATAGGATTAGTTGGAACTTCATAATCATAGAACTGCCCACCCTTGCTGTACATAATTTATACCATTGAAGTTAAAGTTACATTCATATTTATAAGTCTTGAATATTCTGAATCTACAAAGAATGATCTAGAATTCTCTGCTTCCCAATCAATAATATGTTGGATATCCTCAGTAGAGTAAGAATCAACCAATGCCTGTGTTACTGATTCACCATGTACAACTAATGTAAACGGGTCAAGTAATACTGGAAGAAAATCTAATGCAGAAAAATGTTCTGATACTTCTGGAGAAAACGCAACTCCAATAGCTCTGTGTAGTGCCGAACCAACTTCAGATATGTATAGATGTGAATTGAGATATTCGTCCATATGCGCATCATAATCATCAAGGATAGGTCTAATATTAAACAATGTAGAATAATCTCGAGCCACATGATAATTATAAAAATATTCAAATATATCAGAATGATAAGTTCTAATGTAATCTAAATCTATTGTATGGGATTTGTTCTTCCTACCCGTTACAAGAAGTTCAATTTTACCTTGTGTGTGAGTTGGAAGTGTAGAAATAACGGTTGGAATAATTGCACTCATAGACCCAACAGAGTTATGCGCCATTGCGCCAGTATCTGGTAAATCTTTAAGATGGTCTGCTACATCCAATGACGAGTAGTTTATAACATCTATTGTTATACCAAACATACCCTCAAGCATAGTCTTATTGGCATCGTGTTCTGGATTGTTTAGTTCATTTTGAACCATCACATAATCAATGGTAATAGTATGCTCTGTATTATTACTTAGGAAGTCATATAACACATTACCAATAGAAACAGATTTACAATCAGATGCCAGAACCCTAAGATTTATGGCATTAATACCTTCTGATTGTGGTCTACCAAATTGTAGTTCTCTGGAGAACCTAGAATTAAGTAAGTCTACATTGTCCGTGGATAAAAAATTAATCTTTGACATATAGTATCTCTATGCTGAGGTGGTTCGGGTCGTGTTAAAGTAAGTTGTCCACGACGTTGTGTAAGAGGTTGTCCAAGAGGTTGCGGCCGTTGTCTCCCAACTAGTCGTGCCTGCGGATTTGCTCCAAATAAGTGTTCCGTCTATATAGACATCATTCACTTCAGTGCCATCTATATTAACAGTTCTGGCGCCATCAAAATCGTATCCCTCTACCTCTGAAGTAGTCGAATTAATGATTGCAATATCACCCGCAGTCGCTTTATCCCATGTTGTATTTATTGTCGTGATGTTTGAAGTACCACGTGAAGTTGCACGTGAAGTACCAAACACTGTTGTCCACGTGCGACGTGGTGTTGGCCATACCATTAGATTCTCCTCATTTCACTATATCTAGATCTAGATAGCGCAATATTTAAATTAAGTGGATCTGTTGAAGTAGGTCTTAGATGTCTAATATCTGCAGCGCAACAACCCTCTAATAAGTATGCTCCATCAATAGGATCGATGGAATACTTAAAATCGTCCGTGAGATAGTAATCTCTTACTTCGTGAATATTTACAGTCACAAGACCCGTAGTATCAGACCATATAAATGTATCAGTGTAATCAGGCATTATTAACCAACCTTACTAATAACTTATTGTCTAAATTAACAGTAGGAAAAATTCCAATATGAGCACTCCACCACTCAGATCCAATTGAAGCGAATGCTAAAAACTCATCAAGGTTGCCTTCTAACCTACCATACATAAACGTTACTTCAGACTTATCAGAGTCATTTGAAATTTCTTCTAATGAGTAGTTTGAGTTTAGTCGAGTAACAAACGGTTTAGAATGAAGGTCTAATAGGGCTGTAACATTACGAATAAAATCTTCTACCGTGCCACATGCACAGTCTGGTGGATTTATCGCACATGCGGAGTATACAACATCTAACTCAGACCACAATACAGAAGAATTCCCAGTTGAAATCATATCATCAACGAAGGTAGATCCAGAGACCTCGTCTAGTTTATATGCTAGTAGTATATGTCCAAAAACATATGGTTCAAGTCCCTGAACTTTTCCACTCATATACTGAGAACAAATTTTTACTAATTCTAACATAATTAAGCTTCAGTTCCATCGTTACGAAGATATAATACAGAACCGTCTACCC